GAAAAAACCAACTCGCCTCTGAAGAGCAGATAAAGGTTGTTCGTGAGCATCTCTGGGAGCCGGCTGTCTTACGGCTCTACGGCATTAGTCGACTTGATCAACTCACCAACGCTCAAGCTCACGACCTCATAAGAGCCTCTAAAGGGCAGAACCCTGAGACGGAGCAACGCCTTGCCTCTGTGACTAGGACAATAGAGGCCGAGAGGGACGAGAGGGCTCGTCAAGAACGCCAACGGCTCTATGAGCAACAGGAACGCTACCGCTCTGAGCGAGCACCAGAGACACCCGATTGGCTCAAAGAGTTTGCTCGTCTCGCTTCCTCTCAACCGCAACGCTAGGACGGAGCAAAAATGACCCTGAACACCCGAGCCGGCTTCATAAAAACCGAGGAGGACGCTCTCAACGACCGGGAGGCTCTACGCCTACGCTCTCAAGGGCTTTCATACCGGGAGATTGCCGACGAGCTGGGAGTTGATACCTCGACGGCCTACAGACGGACTCAGAGGGCTTTGAGTGCCGTACCGGTTGAGGACGTGGAGTCTTACCGGTTGCTCGAGCTCGACCGCCTCGACGCTCTACAGAGGGCAATCTGGGACAAGGCCATTGACGGCAACCTGAACGCTCTTGATCGAGTGCTGGCGATAATGAGCCGTAGGTCGAAACTGCTCGGCCTCGACGCACCTCAACGCCGTGAGCACTCGCTCGAATACTTCACCAGCGACCAGATAACGGCTGAGGTCAAACGTCTTGAGCAACTGCTGGCCGATAATGAGGAGCTATGAGTTATCACTCACTTCTTGAGCGCACTATGACCGGCAATCTAAGCCACTTGACTTTAGGCAACCTGACGCTCGAGCCGAGCAACGGTAGCGAGGGCTCGGTCATAAGCCTCTCGACCCTGCTCACTGACGAGCAACGCCTTGACGGAGCTCGCATACCACTGAGCACCGCCTCGAGCCGTAGGGACTCCCTGAGCGTTGAGGCTCTCAGCGATTGCCGACAGGGTTGCACCGGTTGAGCGCATCTTGGCCACCTTGACGGCCACAGTCTTAGGAGTCTGAGCAACGCCACCAACTCGCTGGCCTCGGGCTTTCTTGGCCTTTGACGCATCTCGGCAACGCTCGATAATGCGAGCTCGCTCAAACTCGGCAACGCTGGCGACAATCTGAGCCTGCAAACGGCCTACCGGGGTCGTAGTGTCAACGCCGAGGTCGAGGAGAACCACTGACCAGCCCTCACGCTCGGCTCGCTGGAGCATTGTCGCAAAGTCGAAAAGGGAACGGCTGAGACGGTCGAGCTTCGACACGATCAAAACCTGAGCCTCGCCAGCCTTGAGACGAGCCAACGCCTCGACGAGCACCGGACGAGACTTGACGGACTTGCCGGACTTGACCTCGGTAAGAGTGTCAATGACCTCGAGCCCCTGACGGCTCGCATACTCGGCACACTTGTCAACCTGAGCCTCGAGGGAAAGGCCACTAGCCCCCTGCTCGTTCGAACTCACCCGGCTGTAAATAATTGCTTTCATCTGAGACTCCCCTCTCGTTGACTACTGTAATACAGTAGCACAGAAATACAGAGAGAGAACTCACTCTGTAAAAGGTTGTTCAGGTTGCTCAGTTGACTTGCTCAAGGTTGTTCATCTGACTTAGTCAGTGAATAAGCCAATGGTTAGCCAGCGAATACTCAGTGAGTAGCCACCGGATAGCCAGAGAGGGCTCTAGATTGCCCTCTAACGCCCGAAAAGACGCTCTCTGAGGGTACGCCTACGGACTTGCTCACGGTTGTTCACCGGCTCGGAGTTTGAGTAGGTCACGACTTGCTCACGGTTGTTCACCGGTTGAGCAACCTGAACACCCTCGGCCAATCTCTTGGCTAGGTCATCTGTGAACGCCTCGAGCGTCCTATCCACCCCGAGACGGTAGCCCTCGGCCACTCCCTCGGCACGTTCAGCCCTCTTGAGCAACGCCTCACGCTCGGCTAGAAGCTCGGCAACCTCGTCCTCGGAAAGAGAGAGAGCGTCCCCTAGTGAGATGAGGTCGAGCTCGTCTTTCTTGGCCTTGTCTTTGAGTTGATCAAGTTCACCTCGGACGGCCTTGAGCTCGTCCCTGCTCTTGGCCAACTCAGCCTCGAGCATCTCCCTGACCTCTCTCTCGAGCTTTGAGGTATTGACCCTCAGCTCTTGAGGCTCGTCGCTGAAGAGGTCGACCTCGGGAGGGCTCGGGAATAGCTCAGCAACGCTAGTGACCGGAATGTTCGAAAGGTCAGAGTCTTTGTAATCTCGGCCGAAAATGCCCCTGTTCTTAACCCTGCTCAGTTGTTCAGTGACTTGGTCACGCTCGGCCTTTGACTTGCTCTTGACCAACTCAAGAACGCCGTCCCTCGACACCTTGACCGGGTGCTGAATGTTCTCCCTCTCTGCCGTGATCAACTCGCCGGCCTTGACCGCTCGTCTCAGGGTCGACAATGAGAGGCCGGACAACTCGCTCGCCTCTTTGAGCGTTAGAAAAAAACCGGCTTGAGCGTTGTTATCCACCTGCAAACTGTATTACCACGAGGTAGTATTTGAGTGGCAATCGAAAGGCTGAATTGTGGAGCTACGGAAAAACAACCAACGGAACGGCCGTACCGAGTCAGAGACTCGCATTGTCTCAGTCCGTATCCCGGTCACGCTTCACGAGCACGTCAAACAGGTTGCTGAGGCTAAGGGCTCGAGCGTCTCGGCTCTCGTTGAGTCGAGTCTCGAAAAGGCTCTCAAAGTCATTGAGAAAGGACTAGTCAACCGCTAGGCCAATAACCGAAAGGAACCACTTTGTTTTCGACAAAAGAAAAAGCGCCGGCCTGCCAGCCGACGCTTAATCCGGACGACTCGCTAGGCGAGCCGCTCCCCTTTGTTTTCGAACCCTCTAATGATGACCGCAATGCGGTCAACTTGTCAACTACTGACGAGGAGGACGAGGACGAGACGCTCTATCGAGCCGTAGAACTGCCCTATGGCAAATTGCACGAAGCACCAACAACTGCCGGCACTTTCACCGGGCTCACTCACGAATTGCTCGACCAGATGGCCGAGGCTGGAGTCCTGCAACTCGCCGGCCTCTGGACGGTACTCGAGCGAGCACTTCGAACTAATCGCTACACCGGCAACCTTGTTGCAAGTCCACTCAAGCACGAGGAGATTGCTCAACTTCTAAAGCCGAATAAGCCACCGGCAAATGCCACGATCAAGGAACAACTACGGAAGCTCGAGGAGGCCGGCTTCATAACGGTCTATGCAACTCGCCAGACGGTCTCTCAGGGCAATAGCAAGAGGGCTGGCAACTGCTACGTCCCTCACGGCCTACGGCTCTCAGATGCCGAGGCTCGGACGGCTCGCCAGACAATCGAGGTCTCGCACCTCGCTGGAGTGAGCGTAGACAACGCTATTGAGGCTGGAGTGACCTCGGGAACCTCGCCGGCTCCCTCAACGTCACCGTCCTCTATCAACCCTCAGAAAACTTCCGACAAAACGACGAAAACTAGCGGCTGGTTAACTACTACTAGAGAGACTGACATACTTAAACCGGCTCGCTCAAGAAAAAACCAACTCGCCTCTGAAGAGCAGATAAAGGTTGTTCGTGAGCATCTCTGG